GCTCCTGCTACACAGCCTATCATGGACGGACAGCTACAGGCAGTAGGTGTTAACGTCACAGACCGTACAGTAGTTAAGCTACGCCCCGTACTGCCTCAGAACTTCTTGATTGACCCAGTAGCAACCTCCATACAGGACGCTATAGGCGTTGCTGTGGATGAGTTTGTGCCACGACACAAGGTACAACAGCTACAGGAAGAAGGTGTCTACAGGAGCGTGTACGTAGGTCAGGCGGCTAGTGACTACGACCTCGAGCCAGACCAAGACCTTACAAGCTACGACGAAGACAAAGTACGCCTAACGAAATACTATGGACTTGTGCCTCGTTACTTGCTAGAGGTAGGCGAAAAAGAAGCAATGCTTGATGAAGACGAAGACATTGCTGATATTGAAGTAGAGGAAACAGAAGAAGATGAAGATGCCAGCTATTACGTCGAAGCTATTGTGGTTGTGGCTAATGGAGGCATCCTACTAAAAGCAGAAGCTAACCCATACATGATGCAGGATCGTCCTGTAGTAGCCTTTCCTTGGGATGTAGTTCCCGGTAGGTTCTGGGGACGTGGTGTGTGTGAGAAGGGTTACAACAGCCAGAAGGCGCTTGACACAGAGCTTCGGGCACGTATTGATGCTCTAGCACTAACTGTGCATCCAATGATGGCTATGGACGCTACACGGCTCCCTAGAGGCTCTAGGCCGGAAGTACGCCCCGGTAAGATCTTGTTGACCAACGGCGACCCTAAGTCTGTCATCAACCCATTCAACTTTGGTCAGGTTAGTCAGATTACATTTGCACAGGCAGCGGAACTACAGAAGATGGTTCAGATGTCTACAGGTGCTATTGACTCTGCTGGTATTCCCGGCAGTATAAACGGTGACGCTACGGCTGCTGGTATCAGTATGTCCCTTGGTGCAATCATCAAGCGTCACAAGCGTACCTTGATTAACTTCCAACAGTCCTTTCTGATTCCTTTCGTTAAGATGGCTGCTTGTCGTTACATGCAGTTTGACCCAGAGAACTATCCTGTCAAGGACTACAAGTTTAACACTACGTCTACTCTAGGCATCATTGCTCGTGAGTACGAAGTAACACAGCTTGTACAACTACTACAGACAATGTCTCAAGAGTCTCCACTGTACAACACGTTGATTCAGTCAATCATTGACAACATGAACCTGTCTAACCGTGAAGAACTGATGGCTAAGTTGGCTCAGGCAGAGCAGGCATCACAACCTACTGAAGAGCAACAACAGATGCAGCAAGCTGTACAGCAGGCACAGATGGCCTTCCAGCAGTCACAGACAGCAGCACTCAACGGTCAGGCACAGGAGTCTAGTGCTAGAGCGCAGAAGATTTCTACGGAAACTCAGTTGCTACCTGATGAGCTTGAGATTGATAAGATTAAAGCTGCCACTAATAATCTGAAGGCAGGTACTGCTGACGATAAAGAGTTTGAGCGTAGGCTGAAGATTGCAGACATAGCTTTAAAAGAGAAGGATATAGACTTAAAAGAGAAAACATTAAAAACTCAAGGTAAGCAACAAGAGCAGAGTGCTCAAGCAGAGCAGCAGCTTCTTAACAGACTATCTTAATGATTAATCCTGATCTAAAGTTAGCAGCAATCTATGACTCCTTAGAGTCTAAGATCAATGCTATAACAAAGCAGATTGGCCCTAAAGGAGACACAGGTGCTCAAGGGCCACAGGGGGCACAGGGGCCACAAGGAGTCCCCGGTAAGGACGGTGTTCCCGGTAGGGACGGTAGGGACGGCAAGGACGGTACAGACGGTAAAGATGGTAAAGCTGGCCCTAAAGGTTTAGGCATATCCTCCGTAGAGCTAGACATAGATGGTCATTTAGTATGCACCATGACGGATGGCTCTACTATTGATGCAGGATCACTGGACGAGCTAGGCGCAGGTAACGGAACTAAAGGTAGTTCAGTTGTCTACTCTAGTGGTGGAGGACGAGGCGAACAAGGCCCACAGGGGCCACAGGGCGCTACCGGAGCCACGGGCGCTCAGGGAATTCAAGGAATCCAAGGCCCGGCTGGTGCTGACGGTCAGGATGGAAATGATGGTGCCGCTGGCGCTACGGGTGCTCAAGGGCCGCAGGGCGCTACGGGTGCGGCTGGAGCAGATGGCAATAATGGGGCAGACGGTGCTGCGGGCGCTACTGGCCCCCAAGGTGCAACAGGCCCCCAAGGTGCTACTGGCCCCCAAGGTGCTGCTGGACAAGATGGAAATGATGGTGCAGATGGTGCTCAAGGGCCACAAGGAATCCAAGGAGCCACAGGCGCACAGGGGCCAGCCGGAGCAGACGGTCAGGATGGAAACGACGGTGCTACAGGTGCCACAGGTGCTACAGGTGCCACAGGTGCCACAGGTGCTACAGGTGCTCAGGGGCCACAAGGTATTCAGGGAGCCACAGGCGCACAAGGGCCAGCGGGTGCTGATGGTTCTGCTTCTAGTACATTAACAGTATTTGGCAGGACTTCAAACAGTATTATAAGTTCTGTATTTAACAGGGCAGGGACATCAGTATTAAACTCAGCTTCTTCTTCTTCTTCTTCAACTTTAGTTGTTTTAGGAAGACTAGCAAATACTTCAATAAACCAGATACTTAATCGTGCAGGGTCATCACTTATTGATCCTTCAGAACTAACAACTGTGACAGCTAGGTCTGGAACTGTTACACTACAAACTGCTGACTTGTTCACAATGTATAGCAGGTCTGGACAACTAACACTGAAAGCAACAGGAACATTCTTTGTTGTTGCCGGTAGAACACAAAACCATATAATAGGATTTTAACATGGCTAATAGATTTCCTCTGATCGTTGACAGTTCAGGGCAGGCTGCAATAAAAGAGATAGCGTCAGGAGATAATCTTGATTTAACTGGTAACGGCATTGTTGGGGCTGGAACCGTGGCGCTTACTAATCTTACAGTGGGAGGTAGCCAAGGCTCTGATGGGCAAATACTAACTAGCACCGGCTCTGGAGTGGCTTGGGAAGACGCTGCTGGTGGCGGCGGCGGCGCTTGGAATGTAATTTCCAGTCAAACCGTAAGTAGTAGTGTTGCGTATGTAACATTTACGGGGATGACAGGGTATAAGAACTATAAGTTAGTTTGGAATAATGTTGTTCACTCAGGACAGCAGACCTATATAGCAATTCAAGTATCGACAAATGGCGGAACAAGCTTTAGCGGTAGCGCATGGGAGATGTTCAATCTGTATTTTAATACTCAGAGCACTTCCTTGAATGTAGATATACACAACGGCTCTGAAGGCTGGTACTACGTCACTGATGCAGGACAAATTAATCAGTTCAACACAGATGCCAAACATGCCGGAGAGGTTATGTTTTGGGCATTTAACGAATCGAACTACACTTATGCGCGTTCTCTTTCTTTAGGTGACAAGAGCAATGAATATATTGGAGTTAACCAAGCGTTTGGGCAATTAAGGCAAAACACAGGTTATAACGCACTACGTTTTAGAGCAGGCGCTAATTTCACCGGAGGAACTTTCACCCTTTACGGACTAGCAAACTCATAGGAGAAAACATGAGCACTGGTGTATTTAAATTAGTAGATGGCGAAACCATCGAATTAACGGAAGAAAAAAACAATCAGCGCATTGCAGATGGCGAGGCATCACAAGCAGCGCATGAAGCTGGTGCATGGCTGCGTGGTCGTTTGGAAGGATACGGCGATTGGTCTGACCAACTTGACGAGATGTTCCATGACTTTGACGCATGGAAGACTCGCATCCAAGCAGTTAAAGACGCAAACCCTAAACCTGAGTAGTAAGAGGATAATCTATGGTTGTAACACGCACAGAACTAACTCAAATAGTAGATCAAGTTAACAAGAAGTTTGAAGAACTAGAAGCTAAGATTAAAGAGTTAGAGGCAAAGAATGTTAAGAAACTACCGAACAAGAAGGCGGCGTAATGCCTAGTCCACGTAGAGGTAAAGCAAGAGTAAAAGTGACTTCCAGCGGTAAGAAAGTATCTTACGGTCAGGCAGGCCAAGCTAAAGGCGGTGGCCCTAGAGTAAAGCCGGGAACCAGTAAGGGCGACAGCTACTGTGCGAGGTCACTAGGTATCAAGAAGCGTCTTCCTAAAAAGAAGCAGAATGACCCTAACACACCCAATAACTTATCACGTAAGCGTTGGAAGTGTAAGGGTGCTAAGTCCATGAGAGCTAATCAAACACTAGCTCGCAAAACAAGAACTAGGAGAAAGTAACATGCCAATGGTAGGCGGAAAGAAATATAGCTACACCCCTAAAGGTAGAGCAGCGGCATCTAAAGCTCGCAAGCGTCAGAACATGAAGCCTCGTGCAACAGGTGGGCGCAGGGGCCGCTAACAATGATAGCAGAGATAAGTGCAATTGTCGCTGGTGTTAACGCTGCAACATCCGCTATTAAGCGTGTAGCTGAGACAACCAATGACATCTCAAGTATCTCTAGTTTTCTATCGACACTTGGCGGTGCAGAGGTTGAGTTAGCAAGAGCGCAGAATGAAGGCAAGCTGTCTGAAGGCGATGCTGTTAAAGCTGCGCTTGCTAAAAAACAGATACAAGACACTATGAAGGAGATACGTGACCTGTTTACCGTGAGTGGTAATGGTGACTTGTATAAGGAGGCAATGGCTGCTATGGCTGAAGCTAGGAAGGCCAAGCAACTAGAACTAACCAGAAAGGCAGCAGCCAAGAAGAAATTTTGGAAGGACGTTAGGGAAATAGGTTCTGTGATAGCAGTATTGGTACTCCTGATACCTATGACCCTAGCAATTTTAATTGGATATTTAGTAAAATAACACTTGACAAACACGAAAAAGTATGATATAATATATAGGTACTTATCGTACATTCAGTATTCTTTAACAAAGGTAAAATACTATGACTCAAGAGTTAGAAACATACTTCAACAACTACTTTGCTATGTTTAGATCAGAAGGCTGGAAACAGTTAATCTCTGACCTACAAAGTAATGTTGGACAGATCAACTCAGTAGAAATGACTACGGATAACGATAACCTGAACTTTCGTAAAGGTCAATTAGCTATCCTAGCAACTATATTAAATCTTGAAACACAGATTGAAAACTCTCACTCTGAAGCAGAAACAGAAGAACCTGTCGATGAGATTGTTTGATTTTAGATGTCCTTGTGGCAAACTGTTTGAAGATTTAGTTAAGTCTGATGTTACAACTTCTAGGTGCAGTTGTGG